CGCCATACAAAACACCCTCTCTTTCTTTTTCAGAGGGGTGGTTGTCAAAATAAGTTTGATTATATACTCCCTTACTCAACTGATTTCCAACTAATAATTGTTGTTGCTTCTATGTCTGCCCACTTCTGAAACTCTACATCATAACATATTAACTTGTCTGATATTTCATTCTTTACTGTCATTCCATTTGTAAACTCGGGCTTTAGAGTAAACTCTCTTTCACTTTTCTCTCCACTTACAAGACTTGTATACTTCATAAGTATAATGCCTTGCTCCATAGCTGCTCTAATTTTGTTTAAGTCAAACACTTGGTATGCTCCCATCTTCTTCTACCATTCCTAGACAGAAGTTCTCCGCTATATCTTCACACCAGCTTTCACTTTTAGTAGGATGCCACATAAGAAAGCCTGAGTTACTTGTAGGAGTCTCTATTAAATGTACTCCCCAGTATCCACCTGTTTTATGTTTTACTACTGTTCCTGTTTTGTTACCTTCCATGTATGTGGAAAATATAATGCACTCGTCACTAATCATTTGTATCTCCTTTTACGAATTTCTCGTAGTCCATGTAGCCGCCAATCTTCTCACCGTCTACAATAATCTGTGGAAAAGTTCTTGCACCTGGGAATGTCTCAAACATTTCCAAGCCATCAAAGTCTGTTCCTAATTTTTTATAAGTCATCTCGTGACCTTCCTTTACTGCTAAGTTTTTTGCCATGTCGCAGTACGGGCAGTTGTCTTTACCATAGATTTCTACAATCATTATACTCTCGCTACTATTTGTGGAATAATCTCACCCGCTCGTATGACTTCTACATCACAACCTATCTCTAGGTTAAGCTCTTCGATGATTCCCATGTTGTGTAATGTTGCTCTACTAACAGTTGCTTCGCCTATGATACAAGGCTCTAGAATTGCAACTGGTGATACAGCTCCTGATTTACCTACTTGCCATACTACATCAAGTAGTTTTGTTACTACGCCTTCTTTTCTTTCTTTGATAGCGAATGAACCTCTAGGGTGATGTGATGTATGCCCTAGTTCGTGCCACTCTTCGTTGTTGGCTACTCTCCATACTTGTCCGTCTTGTGGAAACTCGTCCCATGTTTTGGATAAACAAGTATTGAATCCTAACTCTTGTAAGTCTTTCATCTCATCTGCATAGTCTAATTGAACCCATGGCTCAGCGTTGTACGCTACAAAAGTTACATTTCTTTTCTTAAATTCTTGTAAGTCTTTTAGATTGAGAGAACCCGACGCATAGTTTCTAGCATTTTCTATACTAAGTGGTGCGACTACTTCTCCAGTAATCTGAACTAAGTCGTACTCATCTATACTGTTAGGTACTAATGCTCTCATCTTATCTGTTATATCTAAACCTTGCTTACCATCTCCTCTAGTAAGTGCTAGATTTAGTACTCCGTTTATATACTGCAAACTCACAGCAGCACCATCTAACTTAGGTGATACTACTGTGGGTAGGTCATATACAGAAGCAGGGTCTTTGTCCCCCTCATATATTTTTTGTAATGAATACATGGGAAAAGCGTGAGGATATCTAACACCTGTTACAGTGGTTCCTACAGTAGTATCTGCAACTAATGTATCTTCTAGTCTATCATAGACATCATCTGACATTATTGGTGTACCTTTGTGGTACTCTACTTTAGCTTTTTCTAATAATTCTCTTACTGCTTTCATTACTTTCCTATATGTTTTACTTCTTCTTTCGGGATAACTTGGTACGCGCCCTTGTTGTATGCTATAGATACTGTGTAATTACTACTTGCTTCTTTTTTGTATGAAGAATCGCGTGCAGGAGTATACTGACTCATAGGAGCCGAAGGGTATTGTGTGGTAGTCCTACGGAATGTAGGCTCGGGAGCAAAGGTTTTCCACTCTTGTGTTGCTGTCTGTACAACTTTAGTGGCTTTGCTTTTGCGTTTACGACCGTGTTGGTCGTATCTGAGGTTGTTCTTAATAATCATAAATATATTATACTAAATTTTTAAGGAATTGTCAAGAACTATTTTTGCTAGAGGTAGATTTCATCTAGCAAATCTTTGAAATTATCTTCCAAAATTGCTTTGGATTCTGCTAGTGAGAGAATTTCTACAAGTCCTTCGAAGAGGTGTCTACTATTATCAAAGTCTAAGACCATGGTAACACCTTGTCGGGTAGGTTTCCACTCCTCATCGAAGTCCATGTAATACTTTCTCAGGGAAATATATTCAACATCACGAAATGTATTTACTACTAGCCTGACTTGGTCGGCTTCAGTTTCGTGTATGATTTTTTCGTAAATTGCTGGGGCATCTAAATCAATCATTCCTAATTACTCGGTTGAGAGGAACAATACTCGTTACATTTCTAGGGACAAGTATCCTGTAAGAATCAGTATCCCAACAGAATAATAGGACAGTATGTTGTCCTTCTTTAGCTCTATTTCTTTTACTCTTTATATATTCTGTACTAAAGTCTATAGTACATACATTATATTTTAATTTACGAGAGTTTTGGCTTCTATAGGTAACGACCGCGTCACCTGCTTCTTCCATACGTTTTTTAAACTCACCTTTTTCCATTGTGCCTCCAATTTAATCCAACAAAAATATTTTGATTCTGTTAAATTGTGGTCAATTATTAAGGGTGAAAAAAATCTAGGGCAACAAGAGAGCCACCCTAGAGTATTATCAATTAACTACTTGTTAAGGTTTTCTATAACAGTTGTGAAGTACACAGCTGCTTTACCTGTAAGCTTAGAAATAATTGCAGAGTCGACTTCCTGACCAGCATCACCTAAGACACTAGTTAGTTTATCTTGTGCGTCTGCTACACTGACTCTACCACCACCAGTTGAACCACCACCAGATGATTTAGCTGCTGGAGTCTTTCTTACATAGACACCTGCTTTTGTTAATATCATTCGAACCCCGTTTGGTGATTCATTAAGTTCATCTGCGATGTCTTTAACAATCTCCATAGATGTCTCAGGCGTAGGTTCCGCGTCCTGATACATAGTTACTGCTTGCTCTTTACTTTCGTCTGTCCAAGGCATTTTATATCTCCGTTTAGGTTTGTTGCGCATGAACTCGGGCATTCCGAAACACCAACCTGTGGTTTCTCGCATTTGCATGTAATACCTGTCGCTCATATTTGCTATTATTATTTATTATATGAATATTATATAAAATTCATAACCAGTTGTCAAGAACTATTTTTTGGTGGTTAATCTAAACCGTTTATAGCTTCTATCTTATCGCTAGCCGTTGCTATTAATTCTATCTGGCTTTCTATAGCTTCGACTATATCTGCGTGTTCTCCAATCCCTACTGGGTTTCTTTCGTACACCTTGATGTTAGCCTTGGCTACTGCAATTTCTCCTTCTAGTTTTTTAACTAATGCCTGTAATAAAAAATTCATTTCATTGTCTCCTCTATAAATCTTCCTATTGTGTTTATTTCTTGTTCTGTGAGCTTGCCTGCTTGGCCCCACATTGTAGAACTCATTGCTCCTACCTCACCTCTATTCTTATATGTATTAAGTCTATCAACTATATAATCAGCAGATTGACCTGCTAATTTAGGAAATACTGCCATACCTTGTCCTTCTGTTCCATGGCATGCTGAACATCCTGTCCATAAACTTTTTATTGAACTAAATTCATCACCTGCTGCAAGAGCTTTCTTTGCTCTAAGTATATCTACTGAGGTACCGTTTAATGCAACATATTCTCTGTAGCACTCACCTGTGCATGAATGTCCGCCACCATATCCACTATACTCTAAGTTAGGGTAAATTTTAAGTGTAAAGAATCCAAAGATTACAGATACTCCTAGCATTGTCATTCCTAATTCTCTCATTGATTATGTCTTCTATGTTTTGTTTTTTCTTCCCAATCTTCTATGGCACTTCTTATACTACCTTCTGCTAGTACAGAACAATGAAGCTTGATTGGGGGCAGTTGTAATACTGCTGCTATCTCTTTGTCTTTTATTTGTTTTGCTTCTTCTATTGTCTTACCTGTTAACATCTCTACAAACAATGTAGAACTTGCAATCGCACTACCACAGCCATAAGTTTTGAACTTAACATCAATGATTTTATCTTCATCATCTAACTTTAACTGTAGTTTCATTACATCACCACACGCAGGTGCTCCAATCATTCCTGTTGCAACCATAGGGTCTTTCGGGTCAAATCTTCCTACTGAATGTTTCTTTGGGTTTGCTAGTACACTCTCGAATCTATCTACTACTTCTTTACTATACATATTATCCTCTCTGTAAGACGGCGTTACAAAATGACGCACAAAAACTGTCTCTTAATCTATCAGATAATAATGCTGGAGTAACAGGAATAAGTATAATCATGAAACCAATTATCATCACAAAAAAAGCCATTACTTTATTTACAACTAAAGGATTTCTAGGGTCTACGCTTTTTATTAATTTCCAACTTGGCACATAAAGTTTAGCCATAGCTAACGCTACGCCACTTATATAAAATGCGATAAAATATTCCATGTTGTTTTCCTTATCCTTACAGATATTCCTGTAAGTGCTTTAGACTACCTAAGTCGTATGTTAATGCATGGCTAAAATACCCTGCTTTGCTTCCATCTAAATGAGGGAAGAATGTTTTGCTTAAATCACAAGGAGTTAATACCCAAAGTTTATAACAAGCACACCCATATTTGTTTAAATATAAATCACTGTTATCTACTTTTAGTATCTCTGCCATCTCGTTCTTTCTAGCATACCATACTCTTTCTCCTACTTCGAAGGAGTCAGCTACACACTGTTCTGGTATCATAGCTGCTTTGTGTCCTGCATAGTCTGTTGCAGGTAATTTTTGTGGTATTCCTAACCTTTCTATAATTGCTTTAATAAAGGCTGGAGACCTGTAGAGTGCTGCTGCAATGGTAGTAACATTATCTCCATCAATGTAATATCTTACAGTATCTCTAATCTCTTGCTGAGAAGCACCTTTACCTTTGTTCATTGCTTTACGCCTTTCTCTAAAGGATACTGTCTCTATGTGTTCTTCTATAATCTTTGCTAATCGTGTCGTATTATAACTTATGTTTAATAGACTACAAGCTTCTTTCTTTGTTATAGCTGTGTCTGCATCTAATAGGTTTATTACATGCTGAATGTTTGTTTCTGTTAAGTTTTCGTGTGATTTACTTTTAATCGCCATCAAAAAGTCTCCATACATTTTGTATTCGAGAGCTTTTCATAAATTTATGAATTATTTTATACATTATACTCTATCCCATTCATCATCATCATATACTTGTTGTTCCATTCTATCTTTAAATCTTTGCTTCTTATCTCCTAGCAGTATGATTACATAGTGTGCTATCTTTAATAAGTCTGCTGTGTTTCTTCCATCTTTCTTGCCGTATCTCTGTGCATACTTAAGTATATTACCTATACAAAAGCCTTCTCCATGTCCCGCATCAAAGATTACTTCTGTAGCTTGTATCTTGCCATTACTGTAGTGTTGGTTATAAGTATCGTCTATGTACTTAGTCAACATCTCTAATGTTTTATCTTCTTTGAACTTGTACATTAGCTTCTAGTAATTCTCTTTTCGTAGTCGGCATAATCTTCATTCCACCAACTGGGCTTAGGGCGGTGTGACCATTTCGCAAATGTAGCCTTATCTAGGTGATAATAGTCTCTATACGATTGTATTGGATTATCATAATCTTTAAGGTCATCTGGCATAGCCAAACCGAATTGGGTAAAGCCCAGTCTCGGAATGTTTACTGTCTCAGGTAGTTTATTAACTACTTCGACTATTGACTTGTGTTGTTTGCCATATCTGTAATGGTACTCATCATTGAGTGCATTAGCATAGCAATGTGTCCACTCATGATTGTCTAACGAACATCTTGCCCAAATAGTGCAAGGGTGGTTATACATCATAGGTAGGTAGGGAGTTACGGGACGCTCTGATGGAGGTAGATGCTTGATTAGAGCTTTCTCCTTGTTCAGTACTTCTCGCTCCTCTGCGTTCAAAGCTCTAGGCACGAAGCCTAAGAACTGGTCTATCCAGATAGTGGTGCAAAGTATTTGTGCTGCCTCTAAAGGCATCTTGACAATATGCTTGTCAACATGGTACTCCGCACACTTATCTAAATCTTCGTCTAAGTAAAATAAATTCATACAACTATTATACTAAAAATATAACTAAATGTCAAGAACTATTTTTTGTTACTTACCGTTTATCTTGTCTTTCGCCGTTCCAGCATATAGACCGAACCAAGCTGCGCCTGCTCCTACTACCACTGAAATCAACCCTGACTGCTCGAATGTTGGTGCTGGTAATTCCATGAACCATATTGTACACTTATATAATAATATAATGTATACTGATAGAAATGCTCTAGGGAATATTCTCCATGCATCTATCATGTTTGATAACCATATCCATTTCTGCCATGGATTATCAGGTTCTTTGTCGTTTTCCAACTCCATTATCTTAGCTTTTAGCTCTCCGATTTCGGAGACCATTGACATAAACTTATTAAGGTCTATCTCTACTTCGTTTCGTGACATGTCGCCACTGAATTGCTCTTGATTGTTAGCCATTAGCTTTTTCCTTTGCTTTTCCGACATTTAGAGCTAACATATCTATAAACTTATAGAGTTTGCCAATCCATACATCGTCCTTTGGTGTCTCTGTTGACGCCGCGATTAAACTCGCTATTGTTACTATCATAGTAATATATCCTACTAATTCCATTAACATAGTTATCTCCTCACTTCTTGATTTTAAGTTTTACTAACTCCTTCTCAAGTCTTACCCTTTGATTAGGGTATTTTTTGATTTGTTGATTAATCAACGCCTCTAAACTTTTTTTGCTTGCTGGCACTTTATTTTTCATTGTCTGGTATTGTGTTAGGCATGGTAACCTCTCTATAATATACTACTACATCTTTTAGTTCAGTAATATATCGTTTTAGTTCTTGCATGTTGTATGCCATAACTTCGTAGTCTGGTATAGTCATTGCTAAGAATACTAGTTCTCCTTCTTGTTGTTCTATAAGTGCTAACTGGTCTTCCCAGTTGTCAGGGTTTACTACTATCCATGTTGGATTTTGTAAATCTATCTGACGCGGCATTACCGGTTGAATGATTTTTCTTTCTATTGGTTTTGCTACTACTTCTATTTGTTTAGTCGGAATCAGACTGCAACTGCAAGCCATTGTCAAGACCATCAACGGTACCGCTAAGGTCTTCGATTGATTCCATAATGTGTTTTGTGCCATTGTTTATTTTCCTTTGCATTTCTACTGGGTCAGCAATAATCTTTGCTGCCAGTTCATAATTTTGTATAAACTGATTATATCTATTCAGTTCTA